CCGTTGGAGATAGTTCGCATCGTGTGAAGTCCTTTCATCACGTTGAACTCTTCGAAGGTGGTCAGGATTTCTCCTGAGAACACCTTGAGGAACAAAGCATCAACTGCTGTTCCCGAATTATTAACAAGTCCCAAGCGGGACGGAGTAGTATTTCCGTTGGCCATATTTTATGGTTTTCTATTTGTTGTAGTTAAGGTTGTCCTCATTCTAATATGTCCGTAACCGGGTTCGGAGTTATTGATTGTCCACCTCAGTGGGTCTCATCGTCGGCCTCGGGGGAGTCTATCGTTATGATGACTTTTGGTTTAAACACCACCAAGCTACTAATGCAGCCTGTAATAATGGTGAAAGTTGTTGTGTTATCCGCACAGTAACCCCGTTAGGGGGTCCGTGAAGTAACATAAAAAAGAGGGCGGGGGTCAAGGCGCCGTGTATCCGCTTGCGAAGGGGCATTCCTTAGCGCTTATCGGACATTGTTCTCTAAGTCGTTTATGTAATGTAACATCTCCCCCACCGTCTGTTTCTGGGTTGGGGTGAAGTTTTGTTGGTCCAGTCTCTCTAAAAAGTAAGGGAGCCTTGTCGGACGAAGAGTCTGAGTGCATCCACTCGTCAATAGCACCACGCATATTGTTATGACGTTCCATATATAGGCGTTCTTCATAAGCATCCATGACACCACGAAATGCCTCCGCTAGTTTAGGAAAGGAAATTAAGAACTTAACTAGCAGAGACACAGACATGTGGCGTGTGTGTGTTAGTGTTTATTTATCTTTGGCACGCCCAATGTTAAGAGCAAGAAAGTCAACAACCTTCAAGAGCTTCGCGACAAAACCATCGTCTACAGGTGTAGGTGTAAGGGCAGCGATAGCGGAACAGGCGGCAACGACCATAGAGAGCGCACCGATAAGTTCTTGAGTGTTGTTGATGATGTAGTTAATAATAGAGGACATAATTAGAATGCGGTTGTGACTGAGATACGTTGGGCGACCTGTTCGCGATACTTGCTGTCATAGCCGTATCGTTGATCTTGCATCGCAATAGTCATCTCCTTAGAGGAACTAAACGGCATAGACCCTCCTGTTCCAGATGTGTCTCCTTGGACAAGAGAAACAGGATTCCCTCCATCAGATTGAAAGCGAGCATAGAGACCACGAATTGCCATAGTAGCAGCGTTAGGTTCGCCTCCCTCGATTGTACGGTTATAAACATCCTGCTCTTGGTCGGTCAAAGATGTTGCTGCCCACTCGGACATTGCTTCATAGTTTTCCCGACCTCCAGCCTCATTCATCAAGCTCTCTTGTTGTTGAGAGTTAACGGCTTCGTATCCATTAACATACATATCAACCATCTCCTTGGGGATGCCGTTCGCCTCCAACGCCTTATAGGTGTCTTCAGATAACTCACCCTTCTCCAAGTATTCCTCGGATGCACTGGATACCGCTTGGTTAACAACCTCGGGTGTCTGTGGTGCTTCCTCAGTGCTGGTTTCGTCTGCGTCGGTAGGCTCGTCTTTGTTCTCGTGGAACTGCTTTTCGAGGGTGCTGTAAGCGTCTGCTAAAGCCTCCGGGTTATCGAACTTTTCGGGTAGCCACTCAGGGCGCTCCGGTTCGGGTTCAGCTTGGGAGTCACTAGGTGTCTCTGGCTGTTGTGGTTGTTGCTCATCTTGCAGAGCAGATTGTTGTTCAAGAGATAGATTCTCCTGCTCAGTGGTTTCGTTAAACGTAACGGATTCCATATTTATTCTTGGGGTTCGACTTGGGGCATGTTACCTGCCATAGCCTGATCGTTCAAGGCTTTAATACCAGATGGTCCTAGCTTCTCCGTCATCTGTTGCATCTGTTGCATCTGCGCTTCTTGTTGCATCTGCTCAGTGCTTTTAATGAGCCCCTCAGTCTTAATACCAAGTGCAGTAGCGCGACGTTTAAAGTAGTTCTCCACATTAACAAACTGTCCAATGGCTTCCGGTCCAATGACCTGTGCCGCACCTGCAAGGAATAGATCCAGTTTAGAGAGATCGTGACCCCTACCAAGTGCTTCCACACCCGTAACAATCACCGGCTTCACCAAGTCCTTCGGAAGCTTAGGCAATAGCTTTTTCTTCTGCATCACCGACATAATCCGCTTCACCAATGGAAGTTGCATCTCGGCTGCAAGGAGGGAGTAAAGACCACCTAGGGAGGACTCTAGCTCGTGAGATAACATACGGATCTCCTCGGCGGTAACTCGCTCTGCCTGTCGGACAACTCCAGATGTAAGGAGGAAAGCCGCACCAAGTCGGTCCTGGATCGCTTCCATCGTCACCTGTGCTGTCCTAAAGTCATTAAACTTATCAAGCTGTAAAGTGCTAACATCCGCCGCGTTGCCTTGGACAATTGCTCCGTTAGGGCTTTCGGCAAGCGTCCGGGCTCTTGTAGTCCCGTTGGGGTTAACAAGAAAGAGAACCTTAGCCGCAGCAGCGGATCCCTCAACAATAGCACGAGTCAACGCTTCCAGACTCTGAACATCTCCTAGGTATTCCTCAACAAAACCACGACCATAAGCTTCGCCATCAATGCGAGAGAGTCTGAGAGGGATGAAGGGGTTACGGTCAAGAGGAACTGTTCCGCCAGCACCAGGAATATCTACCCCATTAACATCCTGCTTTAGCTCCCACTTATTGTTAACCCGCTTACAGCATGTGTATAGGTCAACCTTGGTCTCACTTGTGTTTAGATTGGGATCTTGTTGTAGCAGTGTCGTCCGAATAGACTCAGACAGAGTGTTAAAGGCTAACGTCTCTTTAGTTGCAACAGATAACAAATTACCCATTGGGTCACGCTGAACCACGAAACGGTCAAGATGGAACACACGGAGACCACCTTCATCCGGCAAGTAAAGCAAAGCGTTACCTGTGATGATAAGATGTTTGAGAGCTTCGTGGATGGCAACCCGATAGGCACCTCGCGTGACCTCATCCATCACCAACTCCTCCAAGGATTGTAGAGATGATTCGATCTCACTCATCAACTCAGGAGGGGTCTGGTCCTCGGCTAGCTTCTGCTCGTTGGCCTGTAGACGAAAGAACGGTGAGTTAGGAGGTAGGAGTGCTAGTAGGAGCTTGGAGGCAAGGTTGTTAACACCTCGGGAACCGACACCACTGAAAGGTGTTTCAAGTCTGCTGTGAGGACCGAAGCCCTCCGCTGGCATAACATACGGAAGGGTCAGCTTCGAACAATCCCTAGCCCGATCCAGGTAGGAGTATCGTGATCCTTCTAGGTTGGTGTATCGTTGGTGGGCGGTGTCTTGCATCGTGATGTTATTGTGTTAAGTAATCCTCGGGGGGAGGTTTAATCGAAAGGTAGTCTAGCTGGTGAAGTTCCTGAATGCTCCCGTCCGCAAGTGGACCCGAAAGCATCGCTTCATCGGCAGCATTAAAACGCCAGCAGTCAATGCAAATGAGCCGCCCTGAGCCGTCCGTGGCTTCAGCAAGTTGTTCGACGGGTGGCAGTCCGGTGAGTGTCGTTGGATTCGGGTAGCCTCGGGATTCATCCACAGCCGCAACCATGGCCGTGTAGACATCAGGTTGAACGACGTAGTGCCGGTAGCCTGTAGTGGCTCGGCTCTGTTCGATTTCTGTGAGTGGTTCTTGGTCTTCCATTATTCAAATTCTAGGATGTTATCAAACTCGTCCAAATCCTCTTCCACGATAGGTGGTTCCCAGCGTAGTCGTTCCATGTAGGTGTCGAGGTCGATTTCAACAATAACACCAGCATCGAGGGCAGCCTGTAGCGGCTCATCGTCTCCCTCTTTAAAACGCCAACGGTCGAGGCAATAGAGTTTGTCTGTGGTTGTCTCAGGGTCAGCAAAGAGCTTGTCCCAGACTGGTAGCCCTCTCTCAGTCCCGTTGCCGTCTGGGTATCCTCTGGAGTCGTCCACGAATTCACAGAGCGATTCGTAAATTGTCCGGTCTTTAATCCAAAAGAAGCGATGTGTTTCGTCTGTCATTAGTTAAGGTTTTCTAAGGGTGGGAAGAAGTCAGCGATGGATTCAACCGTAGGAGCATCCTCCTCGCCTTCGATGAGCGGGTAACCGTTGTGCTTAAGGATAGCGAACTGGTCACCGTCTTGGTGTTCAATGACATTAGACCAACTCACTGTGGTGGTTCCATCATAGCCCTCAGCCTCAACAACCATATCGTTGTAAGCCTCAAGCTCTTCCTTGTCTTGTGATGTATAATACATTAGTAGATGGTGTAGGTGTCGTTGATGTTCTTCTCGATGCCCGTGCGGTTGGTGCTTTGGTCGGTGTTGAACAAGACGATTTCTTGAGCCTTGCCAACGTAGTTGTAAGCGACACTGGCTGATGAATATTTAAAGAACTTGCTTAAAACAAATGCGCCTGTTGCTACCGTCGCCTCAGTTTTAATCTCTCCGTTCAGACCACCACTAGCGTTGCTTCCGTTTCTGTTATAGTAACTCAAATGCTGATTTACTTCACCGCCACTGGCAGACGTATTTCCTAGGCTTAATCCAATTCTACTAGACTGCAACGTGGGGTTACCTATACTGTCTACGTCATCACCGCCATAAGAAGAAGCTGAACCACCATCAAAGATAATACTATCTTGCGCTCCGTTGTCAGCTTTCTTAGTCACCGTGAACCAGCTTAGGTCGCTGAACGAAATCGTTGAGCTTAAATCAAGAGCAGTCTTGTTGATGTCCAACGCAGCCAGACCGCCCTCAGTCACCAACGTGCCAGCATCGACAATCTTAGGCTGGCTTGATGCCGTGGCCTGTGCTGCGTGGTTCGTGCCGCCTTGGTCATACCATGTTGTTACGTGGCCGTCGGCTGTGAGTTGGGTAACTGTGATGCTTTCAAGAGAGCCTTGGAAATCAGCATTGGCTTCTATGAATAATATTGAAGGGTCAGAGTGCGAAGGAAGTGTAAATACATGCGTTCCGTTTGAAGAAACGTGTGATGTAATCGAAGATTCGGGTGCGCTATTACCTAAGCGAACTCTAACCGTTCCCGCAACATAACCAGACACCACTAAAGTGACCCGCTGGCTTTGAGAAGCTCCCATGTTAGATGATTGGAACAGATATGTTACCCCAGTTTGTGTGCCGTCAGAAGTTGCCTTTCCGTTAGCAATACTCCATCCTGTTCCTTTATCCCAACCAGAGTCAGTTGTGAATTCGCCATTAACTACAGTTTGATACTCAGTATTCACCCAAGTCGTAAGCGTCCCATCGCTAACCTCTGATGCCTTGAAGTCGCTTGTTGCGCTGTCGCTGGAGCGTCGAACATTAACAACATTCGGGTCAGCCGCTGAGTCAAACGAGCGGAGACTGTATGCCGCTGCTGGTGCTAAGGACAACACGTTC